TGGCGTTCCAAGCGTCCCAGACAGCCGCTTTAAGCAGCCAAGCTAACGAATCTAATGCTAGAGCAGGTAAGTTAGCGGCAGAGACTCAGGCAGTCCCACAGGAGCTTGAGATTGAACGTATTAAGGCTATCACAGCCAACATTAAGGAAGGAAATGAGGACGATAAGCAATTTGAGCGTAGGCTTGCTGTTGCAGATCGCATTTTGAAAGATAAAGCAATCGAATATAAATCACAAGGAACACAGAATGGTATCCCAACGAGAACTCCTGCAAGTAGTGGAGCAAATCAACCAGAGTTACAGCAAGCTTTTGAACAGGATAGCCAAACTAGAGGGGCAGGTGGAAACATTAGAGTCCCTAGTGGCCTCTAATACCACAAAAGCAACCAAAAGTAAAGAAAAATCTTGACTTTTTGTTAAAAACATGGTATAATAGGTAGTATAGATGACAGATGACGAATTAGAAGTTTACTTTAGGCACATGAATGACCTCTTTCGCATGGAAGGTTGGGGTTTACTGCTTGAAGACTTAAAACTCCAAGTTCCTAACATTGATTCCGTAGAACAAGTCAAGACTATTGAAGACCTTTACTTCCGTAAGGGCCAACTTAATATCCTTGGCACTCTTCTTAGACTAGAAGAAACTAATCTACAAGGACAAGAGTCCTTAAGTGCAGATGCTAATGTATAAAGTATACGATTACAAATGCACACTAGGTCACTTAAATGAACACATGGTTAAAGGCTCACCTGACACACAGAAATGTAAGTCTTGTGGTGCCTTAGCAACCAGACAACTTTCCTCTCCCCGTTCTTCTTTAGAACCCTTCTCTGGCGACTTTGCTGGAGCAACTCTAAAGTGGGTTAAAGACCATGAGCGAGGCAGAGTGCAAGCAGAGAAAGCCAACTCCTAATCCTAGGAAGCTTTCATTTTCAATCCCTCTCCATAATACTAAGGTACGGAGTTTAATATGGCAGCAGTTATCCTCGAAGAAGAGGAATTACAATCCGAGCGTTTTGATAGTTTAGACGACATGGCTCAAGATACACAAGGCACTGTGGAACCTCCGCAAGAGGTAAACCAAGCGTCAAATGAACCTGAGGCAGTCCCTGATAAGTACAATGGTAAATCACTTGAAGATGTAGTAAGGATGCACCAAGAAGCTGAAAAGCTCCTAGGTCGCCAAAGCTCAGAAGTAGGTGACTTACGTAAAGTAGTCGATAGCTATATCAACACACAACTCGACTCGCAAACTCCAGCAGCACAAGGAGCAAGCGAAACAGATGAAGACATAGATTTTTATTCTGACCCTGAGAAAGCAATAGAACGTGCGATTAATAATCACCCATCGGTAAAGGCAGCAGAAGAGTCAACGAGAGCTTATAAACAGCAAACCTCAATGGCTGTACTACAGAAAGATCACCCAGAGATACCTGAGATTGTAAAAGACCCCAAGTTCGCTGAGTGGATTCAAGCCTCACCCGTAAGGACACGTATGTTTGTACAGGCAGACCAACATTTTGACATGGAAGCAGCTAATGAACTTTTCTCTTTATGGAAAGATCGCTCAGGTGCTATCAATCAAACATTGAAGTCTGAGAAAGAAGGTAGGCAACAGGCTGTCAACCAAGGGTCGAATGGCTACACACGTGGCAATCCCGACTCAAGCACTTCCAAGAAAATCTATAGACGAGCTGATATTATTAAACTAATGAAAACAGACCCAGAACGCTACTTAGCTCTTTCAGATGATATTCAAAAAGCATACGCTGAAAAGAGGGTCAAATAACCTAATATAGAGAGAAATTTAAAATGGCTACTTCCGTATATCCCGCAACAGGCGGTATGGTAGATAACACCTCAGCAGCAACATTCATCCCCGAGATTTGGTCAGATGAAGTAATTGCAGCATATGAGAAAACTTTAGTTCTTGCACCTCTGGTCAAGAAGATTGCAATGCAAGGTAAGAAAGGCGATACTATTCATATCCCTAAGCCTACCCGTGGTGTTGCGTCAGCTAAGGCTGAAAACACAGCAGTAACTATTCAGAACGCTACAGAAGGTGAAGTTCTAGTCACCATTAACAAGCACTTTGAATACTCACGCATGATTGAAGATATTACTAACGTACAAGCACTTGCTTCACTACGTCAGTTCTATACTGGTGATGCTGGCTATGCCCTAGGTAAGCAAGTAGATGATGACTTGTTTGTGCTTGGTAAGTCTTTTGGTGATGGTGATGGTTCTAACTTTGTAACCAGTGCTACTTCTACAATGACGCATCTACAGGTACTACGGCTTACGCTGTTGACCAGATGGTTGTTGGTGACTTATTTACCGATGCTTTCTTCCGTGACATGGTACAGAAGATGGACGATGCAGACACCCCTATGGATGGACGCTCGTTAGTTATTCCACCTTCACTACGTAATGCTATCATGGGTATTGATCGTTACGTTAGCTCTGACTTTGTTAATGGTCAAGGCACTGTGAATGGTAAGATCGGTGAGTTGTATGGTATCGACATTATGGTATCCACTAACGCTCCTGTTCTTGAGACTGCTTCTGAGAACTCTGCTGGCGGTCAAATCCGTGGTGCTATGTTGTGTCACAAGGACACTATGGTACTTGCAGAGCAGCAAGGTGTACGTTCACAGACTCAGTACAAGCAAGAGTTCTTAGGAACCTTGTACACTGCTGATCGCTTGTACGGCACTCAGGTATTACGTCCTGAGACTGGCTTTATGATGGCTGTAAACGGCTAATCACTGCTAGTGACACTAAAGGGGAACTGCGGTTCCCTTTTATTTTCTTTTAATTCTTGAAGTGGTGTAAACAAGATGGCGATATACCGAGGTACAGGTGGTTCTGGTGATTCAACGCAAGACTCCACTCTCAATGAAATAACACAACAGGCAATCAATGCCACAGATTCAGCGACAGCGGCAGCTAACAGCGCCTCTAACGCATCCACTAGCGCAGGGCAATCAAGCACCTCCGCTACTAACGCATCCAATGCGGCAACTCAATCAGCTTTAAGTGCTACAGCATCTTCTGCTAGTAAAGACACTTCCGTTGCACAGGCAACTGTGGCAACTACTAAAGCATCAGAAGCAGCTACATCAGCAACCAATTCAGCAGCTAGTGCATCCACAGCTTCCACACAAGCCACTAACTCAGCCAACAGTGCTACAGCATCCGCTAACTCTGCCACAGCAGGAGCTAACTCAGCTACCGCAGCAGCAGCCAGTGCTACCACAGCAACCACTAAAGCATCAGAAGCAAGTACATCAGCTACTAATGCGGCTACATCAAACACTAACTCTGGTAACTCAGCTACTGCATCAGCTAACTCAGCTACCGCAGCAGCCTCTAGTGCCTCAGGTGCGTCCACAAGTGCCTCTACAGCGTCAACACAGGCCACTAACTCTGCTAACTCTGCCACCGCATCTGCCAACTCTGCCGCAGCCGCAGCCGCAAGCTTTGACTCGTTTGACGATAGGTATTTAGGCGCTAAAGCATCTGAACCATCCGTTAATAATGATGGTGACGCTCTTGTAGCTGGCAACCTGTACTTCCTAACTGGAACTGGGATGCAGGTATACGATGGAGCCGCTTGGATAGCAGCTAGTTCATCTGGCAACGTGTCGCTTTATTCATACGAGTACATTGCCACCGCAGGGCAGACTTCATTCTCAGGCGCAGACGTAAATGGTCAGACTCTAAGCTACACAGCGAATAACATTCATGTGACCTATGGTGGCTTGGATATTCCTAAAGCTGACTATGTAGCCACTAACGGAACGACTGTTGTCCTAGACGATGGTGCTGTGGTCGGTAAGATTGTTCGCATTGTCGCTTTCCAATCATTCGTGGTAGCTAACACCTATACCCAAGCACAAGCTGACGCACGTTATAAAGCGATTGGTGCTAGTGAGGGTGGGCCTAGCTTGGGCCTCAATTCAATTATCAGAACAAACGCAAACACAATCAGTGAGAACATAACCATACCTGCCAATACCAATGGTGGCACTTTCGGCCCCGTGACTATAGCAAATAATTTCACTGTTACAG